AAAAACCGTAGTTTCTGAATTAATTTCGATCTGATGTCCGAAGATCAAAAGCAAGTTAGTAATGCTTTGGCTGGCCACCAAAGACTACCCGTGCGTGTGTGTGGACACATTGTGTGTCGGTCGGAGGATTCGGTGTGGCGGAACGGTGTGAACTTGATTCCCTGTCTTGAGCAGAACTTGTCGACTCAGACGGAGATGATGGAACGCGCCCTCAGTGCTTACCGAGAATCCCGATTGGCTACAGTGGAGAAGAATCCGGGTCCCACGCAGAAACCCGTACGGACAGAAGAACGCCGACGACCCCGAGAACAGGAAGTCGTTGAGGTTCTGGTTCAGTGGCTCGAGCTGTTTGGTTTTGACAGCACGGGCTACAGCATCGCAGGTGACGTGCAGCAGTGGCGTCTGTGGATTGAGGACGCTGGAGATTGGATGAAGCTGTGTAAGTACAAACTGGCTGTTTTCTACCAGTATGCACAGAAGGATCTACTGGAGGACAAGACCTTACCTCCCTCGCCGTTGAAGAACACGACGAGCCATCCACTCCACCTTCTTGGCGGCCGGGCAGGCCGATTCCTAAGAAGGATGATTCGAAAGACTGCACCACTGAGGCAGGTACTCCTCAGTTCCTTGTTGTTGATAAAGACCGGCATGCCCAGGCCGGACAAGGATGCTTTGCTGGAAGCGGCACGAAAGACGTTGGCGGCCTTAGTGACACCGCGTAAGACAGAGTGGATCCACAAGCCTATCGTGGTTCCTGGTCTGAGCGATCACCGCCGTCGACATGGGATCGTGTCGTTCGCTGAACTGGAGGAACAGGTGCGCCGCACGGCGCGTGAGTACTTTACTGGAGTGCGCTTCGGTAATCACGACCTGTTCTCCACGCCCATCACACCGTCTTTTTCCGCTTGTTACGTGCGGTCCAGACGTGCATTTGGGACTTTTGGAGAGTTGTTGGACCGCGGCCTTTTGGAAACAGAGCCGCGTCGCGATCTACGCCTCGCGTCAAACATTGAAGAGGAATACATTGGTTCTGACCAGAACCCCACCATTTCGCTGGGTGGCTTCGATGGAATGCGAGATCAGTTCTTGCGTAGTTATTTTGATGCCCTAAAAATCGCGATGAAAGAGGAGCCGATAGCCTCAGCGGTACCGCTGGCTGAAGCCCTTAAGGTCCGAGTAATCACAAAGGGGCCCCCCATGACGCAGTTTGTGCTAAAGCCGCTGCAGCGATTCATGTGGAGGGTATTGAAGAACCACCCTAGCTGTGCCCTAATCGGCGATCCCGTGGATGTGAGCAAGCTCGCCCCACGTTTGGGTCGTTTGATCGGCGATCAAGCTTGGTGTTCTGGTGATTACAGCGATGCAACAAACCAGATGGATCCTCGTCTGTCGGAAGCCGCATGGCAGACTGTGTGTGATGTTTGTGCTGTTCCGCGTGCATTGAAGGAACTAGGAAGTCGTGTACTGACCGGTCACTGGCTCGAGGTTGATCGAGACGGGACACTCATGCCTCAACAATGGGGGCAGTTGATGGGATCAATAATTTCATTCCCTATCCTCTGCATCGTGAACGCTACCGTGTGCCGCATGGCGCTGGAGCACGATCTTGATTGTGGACTGTCTCTGTCCAGAGCCCCACTGATGGTCAATGGTGACGACTGCCTCTTCCCGGTAGGTCCTGCCGGTTATGCAGCGTGGAATTTGTTCGGAAAGATGGCCGGTTTGAGCCCATCCGTTGGGAAGGTATACTACTCGAAACACTTTTGTAATATCAATTCCACCACCTTTGTCTATGATGGTGAGAATCCAGACGATCGCGCGGTCTTCAAGCGCGTGGATGTAATTCGTCTGGGCCTTTGCTTTGGTCTTAAGCGTTCCATAGCGGAGGTTGAAGAAGAGGATGAGTTCCGTGAGCTACGTCTGCTCGGGAACGGACAAGAGTGGGATTCTTCGATAGGAGCGCAGCACCGCGCCCTAATGTTCGAGTGTCCGCCACAGTGCTATGATAGAGTTCATCGAAAATTTCTTGCACGAAATCGAGAACTCCTAACCACAGCTACTGAGTATCTTATTCCTTGGTACGTCCCAGAGTGCTACGGAGGAATCGGCCTACAGCCTATCGGTGAAATGGGTCCCTCAAAAACCGATGAGCTGATCGTGACTGCAATGGTTCATTGGAGAGCATGGACAGAAGTCCAACCACGCCTTCCGGTGCAGTGGAAAGGTCCTGCCAAGACAAAAATTCGGCAGGTCGCAGTGGAGCAACTGCGACGGGTGTTACCTGATCTTGAAACGCACTGGGTTTCTCAAGGCTCTAGTGAGGTGGACGGCTTGGACTCGCCGTCCCTTGCTTCGTGGGTGCTCTACCAACGACCTCAGGATGTACTATCTGTAGTCAGCGATGTCCGAGCGGCACGAGACGCGTTGTGTGAAATTCGACGCGTGCGATCGTGGTACCTCAAGCACATGGACAAGTTCGCATGGATGACTCCCTCGGCGTACATGCCTCCCCGAAGGTTAGTTACGGAAGTCCGGATAGAAGAGCGCTTGCCCGCGCTCCTGCCCACGCAATTGGAAATTGCGTGGCGCGACGTTGACAACCTTTTACAGGCGGATGCCGATGAAGCCACAGTGCGATGGTCTCGCAGATTTGCTGTAGCTCCCAACAGTGATACGCAGATTCCCACATGGACGGAAGCTCTTGAAGATGAGCATACCCTGTGGCGGTTGAATCTGGATCCCGACCTGTTGCAATGAGGACAGCACTGTGAAACATGTGTGCACCTTCTTCCCCATGGCGAGCCG